GTGGACTTAATCATTACTGAGATTGAAGAGGCTCACATGAATAAAACATGTGGGAAGGGTGAATATTATTGTTATGAAAGTAAAAAATGCAAGAAGATTCCTAAAGGATCACATATGAATTCTAAGGGTCGTCTTGTGCCAGATAATGATGATGGAGATGATCAAGAGGATGGTGGAGATCAAGCAATTGATCCAGGTGGAATGGGTGAGAACGTAGTACTTCATACCGCTGATGGTAAGAAGTTTGCTGAAATTATTGATCTTATTAGACCCGAAGATGTTATGCCTAAAATGAAGGCTGCTGATCAATGGGTTAATGAAGAGGATTCTTATGCTCAGGCAAAAAAGGAACTCAAAGCAACTAAATCAGCAAGAGATCACAGACATAACACTATTCATAAGTCTACAAATACCAAAGGTAATGTAGATGTAAATGAAAATCTTGATGATAAAAGAAGAGCAAATGTTCAAAAACAAAAGCAACAGTCTTCCCAGACAGTTGCATCTGCTCAAAAGTCACAAGATTCTACTCGTCAAGTATTTGCTAAACGTGCCCAAGCAGTTGCAAAGGCAAAACAAAAAGCAAAAGAAAGAGCAAATTTATCTAAAGAGATAGATAGAAAGGTTGCTGCTGCTACTCAATCAGAAGAAGCAGTCTCTAAAAAACAGCAAAGGTTTATGGGTGCAGTTCTTCATGCGAAAAGAACTGGTGAAGCTTCTACACCAGAGGTTGCAAAAGCTGCTGGTAATATGAAGACTAAAGATGTAAAAGATTTTGCATCTACAAAGCACAAAGGTTTACCTGAGAAGAAAAAACAATCGGAGGAACTCCAAATGACAGTTGATGAAGCAGTAAGGCTACCATCAGAATTCGGCAATCTTATGATGGTTGGTGTGAGTTGGAGAGGTAAGATGTATAACATTAAGATGTTCTTCCCTCAAGCAACTAAACCAACAAGAAAGGATGTTCAAGATGAAGTAGTTAAGGTATATCCTGGTTGTAAAGTTCAATACTTTGATCAGTATGATCTTGCTAGTCAGGAAGCCCAGTGGGATAATGACAGTAATCCAATCATCAAGGTAACTAAAGAAGAATTAGAGATTGAAGAATCTAAATGTAAATGCGATTGTGGTAAAGTTCCATGTATAACATGTGGTGGAGATCATCATAAGAAGGAAGTAAAAGAAGCAAAGGCAAAGTATGACAACACTAAATCTCCTGATTATGAGAAGAAGAGAAAGGCTCTTGCTAAAAAGCATGGTGGAGAGGAGAACATAAAAGGTCATCCTCAGTATGAGAATCGCTTTGCATCACATACTGCTGGTATGTCTGATGCTCAAAAAGACATGGCGAGTACTCAAATAAGTAAAGGTTTTGCTTACAAGCATGGTAGAAGATTAGATAAGGCTAATTTTGGAGATAGAAAGAAAGCAGGTAAGAGAGGAAACCCACCATCATATCGTAAGTCTGCTGATAGTCCAGAAATGGAATTAAGATATCCATATGGTAAGTCCAATATCAGACAGGGTAAAGGATCTTTTAAAGATTTGAAAAAGGTGAAGAAGGAAGAACTTCTTAAGTCTTTAAAAGGTTTTATGGGTGAAGGTAGAATTGCTGATGCTATGAGAGCAAACCTCGAAAAGTTGAAAGCAAGTGAGGCTAAGTCTTCAAAAAATTTAGATAACTTCCTTAAAAAATCAAAGAAAGTTCGTGATGACGAGAAGAAAGCACAAGACAACTCTTAATAAATACAACTACGGGACACTAAAAAATCATGACAAGACTTCTCATAAAAGGAACACAAATAACTATACCAAATAGTGTTGGTGCTGCCAGTAGCCTTAGTAATGCAACTTGCGTTCGTTTAGTAAACAATGACGGCAGCGATGGCAGAACTGTTACTATTGCTGAAGATAATACTGGTAACACTACTATAGGATCTTTTTCATTATTAGCACAACAAACAGAAATTGTAGAAAAGAATCCAACAGATGTTATTTACGTTGGTGGTGGAACTGATGTAAAGGGAACACCAGTAGGATTTACAAACTAATTGAATGGCAAAAGTCGATCATTATCTTGGTAATCCCTTATTAAAAAAGGCAAATACTACTCAGGAGTTTACTCAGGAGCAGGTTCTTGAATTTTCTAAATGTATAGATGATCCAATATATTTTGCAAAGAAGTATATAAACATAGTTACTCTGGACTATGGTTTACAGCAATTTAAACCATATAGTTTCCAAGAGAAGATGTTGGATAGATTCCATAATCATAGATTTAATATTTGTAAGTTACCTAGACAGTCAGGTAAGTCTACAATCGTAGTATCATATCTTCTTCATTATGCAATATTCAATGACAATATTAATATAGCAATTCTTGCTAACAAAGCATCAACTGCAAAAGATTTATTAGATAGACTTCAAACTGCATATGAGAACTTACCTAGGTGGTTGCAACAGGGAGTTTTAACTTGGAACAAAGCATCTCTTGAATTGGAGAATGGTTCCAAAATTATTGCTGCATCTACATCTGCTTCTGCGGTTCGTGGTGGATCTTACAACATTATATTCCTAGATGAGTTTGCGTTCGTTGCAAACCATTTAGCAGATCAGTTCTTTAGTTCGGTTTATCCTACTATTTCATCTGGTCAAAAAACCAAAGTTATAATTGTTTCTACCCCTCACGGGATGAATCACTTCTATAAACTTTGGCATGATGCTGAACGAGAGAAGAATGAATATATTCCTACAGAGGTTAATTGGTGGGATGTTCCAGGTCGAGACGAGGTTTGGAAGGAACAAACTATTGCAAACACTTCGGAACAACAATTCCGTGTTGAGTTTGAATGCGAATTTTTAGGATCTGTTGATACTTTGATTAGTCCTAATAAATTAAGGAATTTAGTTTATGAAGCACCTAAGATAAGTAGTAAGGGATTAGATGTATATGAAGAGGTTAAACCAGATCATAATTACGTAGTTACTGTTGACGTTGCTCGTGGTGTAGGTAATGATTACTCTGCATTTACTGTTATTGATATAACAACCTTCCCACATCAATTAGTTGCAAAGTATAGGAACAATGAGATTAAACCTATGCTATTCCCCTCAATAGTTTATGATCTTGCCAAAAATTATAATATGGCATATATCTTATGTGAGGTAAATGATGTAGGAGATCAAGTTGCATCTATTCTTAATTACGACTTGGAATATGAAAATGTTCTTATGTGTTCTATGAGAGGTAGAGCAGGTCAAGTTGTAGGTCAGGGATTTTCTGGTAAGAAGACTCAACTTGGGGTCAAGATGTCTAAAACGGTTAAAAAGGTTGGATGTCTAAACCTAAAAACTTTAATTGAGTCTGACAAAATTACATTTAAAGATTATGAGATTATTAGTGAACTAACTACTTTTATTGAGAAAAGAAACTCATTTGAGGCAGAAGATGGGTGTAATGATGACTTAGCAATGTGTCTTGTCATATATGCATGGTTAGTAGAACAAGACTATTTTAAGGAGATTACTGATCAGGATGTTCGTAAGAGATTATATGAAGAGCAAAAAAACCAAATAGAACAGGATATGGCTCCATTTGGTTTTATTGAGAATGGATTAGATGAAGATAGTTTTGTAGACTCCACTGGAGACAGATGGTTCACTGATGAGTACGGTGATATGTCTTACATGTGGGATTATAGGTAGTAACCCCTTCAAATTAAATATTTTAATAAATATCTCTAGAACAAAACTGAGAATTTTTGGAGACATAGAACATGGCCACTCCTCAATTATCTCCTGGTGTACTGACTAGAGAAGTTGACTTAACGGTAGGTAGAGCGGAAAACGTTCTTGACAATATTGGAGGTATTGCTGGACCTTTTGAAATTGGTCCCGTATTAGAACCGATCAATATTGCCACAGAGCAAGATCTGATAACTACATTCGGTAAGCCTTATGATGACGATGCCCAGTATGAGTACTGGATGTCAGCATCACAATACCTCTCCTATGGTGGTGTGCTTAAGGTAATACGAACCGACGATGACAACTTAGCTAACGCAAACGTTGGTGTAGGTACTTCTTCGATAGCAAATACAAAGATTAAGAACTTTGACGACTATAACACTAATTACATAGATGCAGCGTCGAACTTCCTATATGCAGCAAAGAACCCAGGACGATGGGGAAATTCTCTAAAGGTTTGTTATATTGATGACTTAGGAGACCAAATCATTGGTATCGCAACAACTTCAGTAACCGATATGGGTGCAGCAGTTGGATACGGTGTAACGGTTGACATTAGTGGTCAGATAATTCCTGGTGCAGGAAGTACTTCTGTATTTACTGGATATCTTAAAGGTGTTATTACTCAAGTAAATAACGCTCCAGAAACTTCTAATAGTACATTAACGGTCAAAATACGATCCAGAGTCTCTACGGGTGGCACAGAACCTGGTAAAGAAACATATGTAAACTATGCAGAAAATAGTGCATATGCTTCCTTCTTAAAAGGCCAAAGATTAACAATTCTCGATTCTGACGGCGATGTAATGTCACCAGAAGACTCGATACAAAGTATAGGAATATCAACTTCATCTCAGATTAATGGTCAGCAAGACCAATCTTATGTTGGAGTTGGTGGTACTACTAACGGTGGTGGTTCTGCTGCTACATTCACCATTACAAGAAACAGTACAAATGGTGGTGTTGCATCTGCAACCATTGTAAATGCTGGTGTTGGATACACTGTAACAGATACAGTCTCCATTGCTGGTACTTCTGTTGGTGGTTTTGATCTAAACCAAGGTAAGATCAGTACAGTTGGACTTACATCTTCAACTACTGTTCCATCTGCTTCTAGTGGTACTTACACTAACCTAACAGGTACAAGTGCTGAAGGTACTGGAGCAGTATTCACCGTCTTCAGAGACGCAACTGGTGGTATTGGAACTGTCTCACTAACCAATCCTGGTGAAGCATATGGTGTTGGTACAACTATTACCATTAACGGTGCAGGAATTGGTGGTACATCAATCACTGATGATATCAAACTAAACACAGCATCTCTAAGAGATGATAAAGTTGTTATTTCTGTTGAAGGAACAGAATCTAGAGCATTAGTTGGTGGTGTTGACGATTGGTACAACGCACAAACACTTGGATTAGATAACTCTAAAGTATTCTGGCGAAGCATTGCTCCTAAACCTGGAACATCAAACTACGTTGCAGAACGTGGTGGTAGAAATGATGAATTGCACGTTGTCGTTGTTGATGATGCTGGTACATTAACTGGTATTAGAGGCAACATTCTAGAGAAGCATCTAAACCTATCTAAGGCAACTGATGCTGTATCTGAAGCAAATGCTCCACAGAAGACATGGTACAAGTCCTATCTTGCCAACTTCTCTAATTACATCTACGCAGGTGCTAACCAAGGACAAGGTAATGATACATTCCATAATACCTATCCTGTAGGAACATACTTCAACGTTACATCTGGTACAAGTCTATACAGTGATGGTGATACACCAACTGTATGGTATGCACTAACTCAAAACAGCACTCGTTGGAATCAAGTTGCTAAGAACAACACCTTCAGTTCTGTTGGTGGAGTTACATACTCACTAACAAACGGTGAAAATTACACTGCTGCTGGTGGACTTAAAGCAGAATTAGGAAATCTAATTGGTGCTTATAACCTCTTTGATAATAAAGATGAGGTTCAGGTTGATTACCTATTGATGGGACCATCCTGCAATTCTCTCAATGATACTCAGGCAAAAGCAAACAAACTAATTGGTATTGCTGAGTCTAGAAAAGATTGTGTGACTGTTATCTCACCACACAAAGGAACAGTAGTTAACATTACTGACCCAATCGTTCAAACTAGTAACATAGTTGAGTTCTTTGGACCACTAAGTTCTTCTTCTTATGCAATCTTTGACAGTGGTTACAAGTATACTTACGATAGGTTCAATAACAAGTTCCGTTACCTTCCATGCAACCCAGATATTGCTGGATTGATGTGTCGCACGAACTTGGTTGCTTATCCTTGGTTCTCACCTGCTGGACAGCAGCGTGGTGTAATTAAGAATGCAATTAAACTTGCATACAACCCAACGAAAGCACAAAGAGACATTCTTTATTCCTCACGTATTAACTCAGTTATTAATACACCTGGAACTGGAATTATTCTCTTCGGTGATAAGACTGCACTAGCATATGCTTCCGCATTTGATAGAATTAACGTTCGTCGTTTGTTCTTGACAGTTGAGCAAGCACTTGAAAAAGCAGCACAGGCACAACTCTTCGAGTTTAACGATCAGGTAACGAGGGCAAACTTCGTTAACATCGTTGAACCATACCTACGTGATGTTCAAGCAAAACGTGGTATTTACGATTATCTGGTTATTTGTGATGAGACAAACAACACTCCAGACATAATTGATAATAATGAATTCCGAGCAGACATCTTCCTGAAGCCTGCGAAGTCGATCAACTACATCACCCTGACCTTCGTTGCTACACGTACTGGTGTTAGCTTTGAAGAAGTCGCTGGTAGAGTTTGATACTGATTGATTAAATAACTAAGGAGGATTCTAACCAAAATGGCAAGAGAAATCAGGACTATCACCGACTTTAAGGCAAAACTTTTAGGCGGTGCAGCAAGACCAAATTTATTTGAAGTATCAATTCCAACATTCCCATCATTCGTATCTGGATGGGATGATGATACCTTCAGTTTTTTGTGTAAGGCAGCAGCATTACCTGCTTCTAATATTGCACAAATTGACGTTCCGTTTAGAGGTCGTATTCTAAAGGTTGCTGGAGACAGAACCTTCGATACTTGGACTACAACCATCATTAATGATGAGGACTTCAAACTAAGAACATCATTTGAGCAGTGGATGAATCAGATCAGTAAGTTGGATAACAACACTGGTGCTACTAACCCTTCTTCATACATGACCGATGCTTACGTGTATCAGTTAGGTAGAGGACAATCAAGATTCTCTACAGAGAACGCTGATGCAGATAGCGTACAACCTCTAAGGACTTACAAGTTCTTCGATATATTCCCAACCAATGTATCTCAGATAGATCTATCATACGATACTTCTGATACCATTGAGGAATATACAGTTGAATTCCAAGTACAGTACTGGCAAGCAGAGGCTACTGACCAAACTGGTATTGCTGTGGTATAATAAATAGATACACAGTATTAAGACAATATAATGGCTAAGTTATTCGGCTTTTCTATTGAGGATAACGAGGAAAAGAAATCCCCTGGCGTAGTATCCCCCATACCTCAATCAAACGAGGATGGGGTTGATCACTATCTGACCAGTGGATTTTTTGGTTCGTATGTAGATATAGAAGGGGTCTATAAAACCGAATATGATCTCATTAAGAGATATAGAGAGATGGCACTTCATCCAGAATGTGATGGTGCGATTGAAGATATTGTTAATGAAGCAATCGTAAGTGATTTAAATGACAGTCCTGTTCAGATAGATTTAGATAATCTAAATGCTGGAGATAGTTTAAAGAAAAAAATAAGAGAAGAATTTAAAACTGTTCTTGAACTTCTAGACTTTGATAAGAAGTGTCATGAGATTTATAGGAATTGGTATGTTGATGGAAGATTATATTATCATAAAGTAATTGACTTAAAGAATCCTCATGATGGGATTCAGGAGTTGAGATATATTGATGCACTGAAGATGCGTTATGTTCGTGAATCAATAACTAAAAAAGATAAAGGTGGTGGTGTTCAGACACAGGATGGACGTGACAATCCAATGAACTCACCGTTCCCGAATATTAAAGAGTATTTTGTATATAATCCAAAACAGAATGTAGCACCTTACGGTGGACAACCAGGTAAAGGATCTGGTGGTGGAGTTAAGTTTGCAAAAGATGCAATCTCATACTGTACATCTGGATTGGTTGATAGGAACAAGGGAACAACACTATCCTATCTACACAAAGCAATTAAGTCACTCAACCAATTAAGAATGATTGAGGACTCTCTTGTTATCTACAGACTGTCAAGAGCACCTGAAAGAAGAATATTCTACATTGATGTTGGTAATCTTCCTAAGATGAAGGCAGAGCAATACCTACGTGACGTTATGATGCGTTATCGTAACAAGTTGGTATACGATGCTGGAACTGGTGAGATCAGAGATGACAAGAAGTTTATGAGTATGCTTGAAGACTTCTGGTTACCTCGTAGAGAAGGTGGACGTGGTACAGAAATTACTACTCTTCCTGGTGGTCAGAATCTTGGTGAATTAGCAGATATCAAATACTTCCAACAGAAGTTGTATAGATCCCTAAACGTACCTGAGTCTAGACAAGGTGGTGAAGGTGGTTTTAATCTTGGAAGATCTTCAGAGATCCTTAGAGATGAACTTAAGTTTACTAAGTTTGTAGGTAGATTACGTAAGAGATTCTCAAGAATGTTCAACGATATGTTGAAGACTCAATGCTTACTTAAGAATCTTGTAACTCCAGAAGATTGGGATATTATGGAGGAGCATATTCAATATGACTTCTTATATGATAATCACTTCTCTGAACTGAAGGAAGCAGAACTAATGACAGAGAGATTGAACATTGCTGCTACTGCAGAACCTTATGTTGGTAAGTACTACTCACAAGATTATGTAAGACGTAAGTTCCTTCGTCAGACTGATGAGGAAATTATTGAACAAGACAAATTGATTGCAAAAGAGATAGAACAGGGTATAATACCAGATCCAATGGCTCCTATTGATCCTGAGACAGGATTACCAATGGAACCTATGGGTGGTATGTCACCAGATAACTCTAATGGAGCATCTGGTAAAACTCCCCTAGACCCTGAAGCACCAACACTTACTTAATTATGATCGCAGTACCTAATTGGTTTTCTTTTATGACCAAATCACACGAAGAAGAAGATAGTACAACTTGGTTGAATCGTGTAATTAACGAATTGGCAAATCCATTAGATTCTATGCCAATAGCAACCAATGATAATAAGTATGCACCACCTGAACGTAGAGCAGAATTAGATGCTGAAATGCTTACAATGAATGCAGTTGAAGAAGAGACTACAAGAGAAGAAGAAGTTACCCCATCATGGTTTAATACCGATCAAGAAGACGGATTAGATTATGAAGGTCCAACTGAAGAGAAAGAAGAAACAATTCATGAGAAGATGTATCAAATTGCAACTTCTAAGTACAATCCATTCTCTGTAGGTGGATCAGAAAATATTCAAGATTTTGATGAGCGTCTAGGGGGTTCTGAAAATAGATTATCATAGGTTTTTAAATATACCTGATTATCTTCCAAACATAGACGTATCAAAATATAAAACTAAAGGTATGGGATGGTTGCAGTTCCATAAGCAACTACAATTTGAAGATTTAGGTAATGATAAAATTCTCCCGTGGTTGAATAGCATGGGATATAGTTCTCATTGGATAGAGTTCTTTTATACTCCTCCACATGAGGATGGTATTGTGCATTCTGATAATATTGGTGATTGGCCTTGGGCAAAAATAGTCTATCAAATAGGTGCTAAAGGAAGTACTATGAGATGGTGGTCTTCAGATAAAGCATTTGAAGTTAGCACTGTAGATCCAAGAGCAGGTGGTGATAGAATAGATGACCATTATCATGGCAAAGTATTAGTTGCCAGACCAGAGGAATCCACTATCGAACATGAAGTGGAAGTTGGTACTTCTAGTCTTATTAATGTTGGTCCTCTGCATAGTTCTCATAACCCTACAGATGACAAGAGATTTACTATTACTATTGCTTTAATAGACAAGGATAAAGATTACGAACACAGAAT